GTATGTGTTGGCTGGCAGTGCTGCGGTAGTTGCCAAATTCACCGCTTCGTGGAAGTGGATGCCCGATGCAATAGCGTCAGCGTATTCTTTGTTAACAATGTCTGTGTTGTTAACCGGAGCCGTAGAAATTGTGCCGGTAGTCAACGCCGCAGAAGTGGCTGTGATTGCGCCAAACAATGTAGCATTGACCACATTAGAGGCATCTTCATATACAGATTTTTCAGACGGATACGTGACAAACACGTCCTTGGGGTTGGCAGCAAAAGACACCAAAGCCCCGCCGTTGCTCGACGACAGTACCGTTGTACGAGACAGCGTAGTACCAGAAGAGGTATACGTACCAATACCTACTTCCCAATCACCTGTGATTGAGTCTGCAATGGCGTAGTATGTTGTGTTGCCGTTACCTACAGCGGCAAAAGATTGAAACCCGGATACCGCTCCAGCAAGTGTCAATGTGCCTGTGCCGGCAGTGGTGGAGGTTTCTTTGACCCGATCTTTTAATACTAAAGCCATTTTGAATCCTTACGATGGTAGGTCGTTCCAACCGGGTATTGAGGGGTTAGAAATTACAGTCCAACCTGAACCTTGCGCATTGTTGATATTTTGCCAGTTTGCGTTCTGACTGTCATCTATTACAGCCCAAACAAGCACGTTATTAATTGAAACAAGCAACTGTATACCTTGTGGGTATACATTCAATATTTTTAATACGCCAAGCGTGTCAATACCGGAGGCAAATTCTTGGATGCTACCGGCAAAAATTACCTGAGATGCAAACGTGTCAGCGGCAGATACAGCCTCTGCAATAGCCACTTGAATAAGCAAACCACCCTGAACAGTATCTACGCCAGATGCGGCTTCCGCTACGGCGGCCACAAAAGTAGCGGCAACGGTGTTTTCATCTAAACCACTTACCGCCTCTTGAATGGCGGCAACAAAGTCAACTTGGGATATAAACACTGCGCTAGCAGACACAGACTCACTCATGGCAGCGGCAAAGTCAACCTGCGCTGCTACGGAATCTATGCCCGATCCGGCCTCAGAAATGCTTGCTTGGAAGATTGCATTGGCAATAATTGCATCCACAGCACTAACGGCTTCAGCAATACTACCCGCAAAGTTGGTCTGCACTGATACAGAATCAACGCCAGAAGATGCTTCAACAATGCTTCCGGGGTATGTGCCAACTGCGGAAATGCCGTCTAAGCCACTTGCAGCCTCTGGGATTGTTACGTTAAATGTGTTATTTAGCGTATCTACAATGTCTATACCAAATGCAAACTCTTCGTTTAAACCCACAAAAGTGGCTAAAACTGACTGTGAATCTAATGCAGATACGTTCTCGTCAATCAATCCGCCCGCAGTAAATATAGCATCTACCGCGTCAACGCCTGAGCCTGTTTCGGAGATGGCGACAGCAAACGTGTTGCCCCCTTGAGAGGCAAACGGCGCTTGTGCAAACGTTACATCCCCGAACATACCTTATTAGGTCGCGGTCAGAGAGAATGTGTAAGTAACGTTTAATGTGTCGCCAGATGCTACGGACTTGTCGCCACCAGTGAAATCACCGGCAGAGAACAAAACGCCTGAAGTGCCCGTGTCAACGTTGCACAAGAAAGCGCCAGCAATAGTAGCCGTGGCATTCATAGAAAACGAAGAAGGCGCGGCAGAGTTGGTAATCACTGAAGGATTGGCTGTAGTGGCTGCGCCAAACGTTACCGCTTTGCGGTTGCCTGTGTACGCTGTGCTTTCAGTCCAACCTGCGTGCGAAGCTAGTGTGTCGGCTGCGGCAAACGTTGTACCTGAACCGGGGCCGGTAACCAAACCCAAGTACCAAGTTGTAGATTGGGCGCTACCAGCAAGGTATGCTCCGTTCATATTAGCCAAACCGCCGTTCATCACAAGGTTGTGAAATGAATCTGCCCATTTAACTTGACCATCTGGGCCTACACACTCAACTGTGTAAACACCCCCAGCGCCAACGGTTTCACCGAGACCGGGACGGGTAACTAATGTAGCTGACACTTGGTCTTTTGCTGAACTAAATTCCATGATTGATCCTTAAGAGATGCGCACAATGGCGCTGTTGGCATCGGGAGTTGGGAAGATGATTTGGAACGTGTCGTTGTTTACTGTTTTGTCTGAACCAAAATCCAACACGGCTACGGACTTGTTGCCCTGAGTAACGTTATAAATTAAGGCTGCGCGGGCAGTAAACGTGGCACTTGTCCAACTTGTGTTGTTGAATGAAATGTAGGCGGTAGGAACACTTGCCGTATTGTTTGCAGCCGTTGGCGACGTGGAAATAACCAACGTATTTCCGCCTGCCGTGTAGCCTGTGCCCACTACTTCATTGGTTGTTGAGTAGATGGTTGTAGACGAGCCAAGGTCTGCCGCCGCCGTGTACAAAGCGACTTTAAACGTATTGGGCGTTGTCGGGCCAAAGTTATGAACCGCCTGAAGCAGTTCAATCTTAAAACTTGTGGTTGCTGTTTGAAGAATACTCATGCTACCGCCGTTCTTACTTGACCATCACGATAAGCATCACCACGCTGTTTACCGTCAGCCAGATTTTTATACAAAGCAATTCCTTGAACATAACGCTCATTGGCAACCGTGATCATATCGGCTTCGCCCTTCATGTAGACCAAGGCTTCGCAAATAGTTCCGTACAACAATACAGAGTCAAAGTTATCGCCAAGCCATGTAGTACCGGCGGTAACAATAGACTCGGGGTAGTAGTAGTAATGCAACTCTGCCATGTACCCAGAATTGGGTGTCGGGCCAACAATGAATGTCAACTCATTGATGTCATTGGACTGAGGGCCAAACAAAGCGTAGTGCTTTGGCTTACCTTGCGTTGCCGGATTTGGATATGCCTCACGCATGAAGTTCACATCCTTGTTCAACAAGAACAAGAAATCACCCGTGCCTGAAGCCGGGTATATAGCCAAGCTATACACCGACAAGAAATCTGCTGGGCAGCCAAGATACTTGTTGCCCGCACTCAATGAGCCTGTCACGTTCTTCCGCAAGTTAGCGGGCTGCGCAGTGTTATAGATGCGCTGCTCCGCTTGACGGATGAATGTATTCATGTCGTCAGTTGGAAATGAGTTCTCGCAGTAGTTGCTTACCTCAGTGACAAGCTGCGTGTAGTTCATGCCATCGGGCCTCTTGACATAACGCCTTTGGTAGCCGCGCCTGCGCCACGCATTTTGATGCCGGACGTTTTAGCTGCTGGCTGTGCGCGACGATTGACATTACCTACAGACATATTGACTGTATTGGCATCGCTGTGGTCAGGGCCGGAACCGGGATTGTCGGAAGCTTTAACAACTTTACCCGTCATAGTGTGTGGTGTGGCGTAGACCTTGGCATCGCCAACTTCTTTGCCCATCATTTTTTTGCTGAATGTAGCCATGATTAGCCTCGCTTCTGTGCTGCAATTTTAGCCAAACCACGGCCCATAGTCTTCATGTCAGAGTTGGTTTTACCCTTACCCTTACCTTTTCCGCCCATCATTTCTTTTTGGGCAGGGCCACTAGTGGGGAAAACTTGAACATTAGTTTTGCCCTTTTTTGCGATGCCATCTGCTGATCGTGTAAACGCCATATTAAGCTCCTATTTGTATCGTTACTGTACCAATTTGTACGACTAATGCCAAGTAGTTTGGCGTTAATAGATTGTCATTTAACCTAGATCCGCCAACCGGATTCCAACCCCACTGAATGTCCCGAGAACCACCGGACAAATTACCGTTAGCGTTGACACCTGAAGTGACATACGTTGTATCTCTACGAGGGTTACGTAGAGCCTGTGGATCATCTACAGGAAACGTACCCAACATTAACTGCGGTTGATCGGGATCCCAACATTCAGGGCAAACCAACAACTGATATTGACGCTGTTTAATTATCTCAGTTTTAAGCTTCTTGAGCTTGTACTGTTGTCCACAACGATCACATTCAGCAATCGCTATCTTGCCGGATGCAAACCTATTGCCCATTACGTCCCGCTTCCAATGTAGTTAGGACGAGGCACAAACCTCACGGAAGCCTTTTCTCTGTCTTCCCCGGCTGCAACCTCAAAGGTTTCATCGTAAATCTGTTTGAGCATCTGAATGCGAGGCATTAACTCAGGCACTTTGATTGCAATGTGGTACGCCAAACCTGCCACAAGACACGGCAAGAAACGGAAGTTCATATCTGCCGTCTCAGCACCTGCGCCCGCATCCTGCACACGGCGCAGTCTCCAATACACAAACTGATAAGGTGTAGAGTTGTCCGGAGTCGGCCATACGGTGACTGCGGGCAGTTGAGGAACATACACGGCAGTGCTAACACTATGCGTAGTTGCAGTGGTATTGTTTTGACCACGGAATACACCACCAAGAACATTGCCTGTGATGTAGGTGTAGTAGATGTCTTCTGCGTCTAAACGGATAAAGCCTGCCCCGGCCAACCCAACCACTGTATCAAGCGTGATTGTTGTGGCTGTAGCGGAAACAGCTACGGAAACAAGAGAATCAGTCGGGTTAACTTCTCCCGAAAGACGTTGAATCCACACCTGAATAGGTCGGGCTTGTTGAAGTTTATTTGGAATG